GCTGTCTTGGATCATCCGATCCTCATCAGACATAATGCGTAGCATCAACTCTTGGTTAAAAGTATCAACCTTGCCTAGTTTGATAGCGCTGTCATACTGGGTCTTGACATAGTCAAAGGTAAAGCGATCAGGCCAGCTCCCCTTAAACTCTTCCCTCGAGCAAGGGTACTGTTCGCATACTGGGAATACGTTGACTGTCCAGGCACCAGATTCGACTGCTTTGTACAGGGGGTCTTTTGCATTAAAAGGTGTACCCGACCAGATGACCATATTCTTACTTGGATGCAAGGCGTAGTCCACAGCCTTGTAGACGGTATCTTCTACCGCACTGATCACAGTCACCGAGCGAGCATCCTCATCACTAATCAAATCATCGAGTACGGCTAATTGGGGGCGGGTTCCTAATTCTTTGGCTCCCCGCACGCCTGTCTTGGCTCCATAGCCTTTGACAATAAATAACTTCCCATCGACGTTCTCAAACTCCCATCGAATATCTGTAAAGCGTATTCTGGGGATGTACATTTTTAAAAACTCAGAATTCTCCCACCGGAACTCCAAGTTCTTTCTCATGTTCTTGACACCGTTCTCAATGGAGTCCGACACATACAAAGCCAGATCAATTTTCCCAAATCCTGGAATCTCCCCATAGACTGCGATGTACAAAAATAAGTACTCACCCATCAACGTCGTCTTGGCAATCCCTCGATGACATAGGTTTACAACCCGTCTGCCATGCTCGGTCAAAGTATCTAACATTCGGTAATGCACCAAAGGGGTTTGATGCTCCTCACCTTGTTCACCATTCACAAGCTTAATGAAGGTCACAAACTCCAGAGCAAACTCACTTGGCACATACCCAGCAGTGACCGTGTAGGAAGTGTTGTTTAGGTACTGTTCAACAGTCCACGGTGCCAACACCTCGGCTACGCTCTCACTCATACGGGGCTACCCCAACCTGTAAAAGCTTGCATAATGGGTTGATTAGACTTGGGCATATATTGAGCAAACAACCTTGGATCAACCTCATAAGAGGGCATGGGTATGGCTTGTGTCTCACCCTGAGGCTGTGGCTCAGGAGTCAATGAAGATTGCTTGCCATACCGAAGAACCTCGGGGGTAATCGGAGTCTGCGGCAAAGCACGCCCAAAGTTAGACCACTGATCAGGTATCCCATGGTAAGCAGGAATATTGGCGGGAATATCTAACGCTGGGGGTTGGGCTACAACATTGCTTGGTTTAGCTGTATTAACGATTGCGTTAGGATCTCCCCCTGCTCGAACCAAGCGCGTATAGGTTTCATTGTTAGGCATTCTTGCCAGTACTTCATCTGAATACCGAAAAGTATCGGGCGCATTAGGGTTACGTGGGTCACTCACCGCTTCCCCATTTCTTGCTTTATTCACAGCACCCTGTCCACCGTAGTAACCCACAGCAGTCAGACTCGGATCACCCCCATTTGCGGCATGAAGTTGCTTAATCAACCGCATTCCAGCACGGGCATTGTGGACTGGATCCGTATTGACCCATCCCTTATCGGCTAACCCTTTAAACGTAGCGGGCATGACTTGCATCCCACCAACTGCACCTGCATTACTTGTCTTAGTGTTCTTGCCACCACTACTTTCTTGAAAGTAAATGCTCTTTGCAAGATCAAGCATCACCCCAGACATGCCTTCAAGTTGTGCGGCTTGATCAAAAGGATTTGGCTTTGCCATTAGTGAATCTCCTTGGCTTCGACATCAATCACCATCAACTTGCTGTGTGCGACTTGCTGAGCATTCAACATGCCCGCCTCCACCATCAACCTCTGCTGCCTAGATAAAGCCAAGGTAGTTTCCCGCAATGCAGCAATTGAGCTATCCTCGCGCACCCCAATCTCTAACTCCACCTTAGTTACCTCAGGCATCTTCAGGTGTGTCAACAGACTATTGGCTGCATCACAACGGACCTTGTCAGACTTAGAGGTAATCATCAGCTCGGCCTGCACATTCAAAGCCTTCTGATATAAATCTTGGTTTAATACATAGCTCGGTATTAATGTCTGTTCAAAGATTAAGTTCACTAACTTGGATTTATTATAGGCAGTGACATAACTGGCTATATCTTTAGGCGTAACACCCTGAGCCAAGAACCTATTATATTTATCCGAGAAGGTCTTAATATAGGCTTCGATATTAGTCGCGCCCATTAACTTATGGCTTACATACTTAATGGCTTCGATGTAATTAGTAATCTTAAACCTACCATCTGCCATGACTTTGGTATAACTGAGCAGATTCTCTCTATACGACTCAAACATCTCTGGGTCAGACAAGGTGGTATTAACCTGATCAATCAGTTCTTGATTAACAGACTTCTTAACTTTATCAGGAAGTACCTGTTTAAACTGTTCGACAGTTAATATCGACATATTCTGTATATCCCGTCTTATGATATTAGCTATTATAGGGTAAAGCCATAATAAATAATAATTATCATTAGCCTTTGCCAAACATCGACCAGGTTGAAACCAATTTAATACCCTATTATTTTTATAATAATTTTTTAGGGAAAATTAATTAGGGTTTTCAGGAAATTTATAAAATGGGTTTAGACGAAGGGCTGAGGCAGCAAAGACGAAAAAAGGAAAGTACCCCCCCTACCTTTCCTTATTTTGAATTTACCTAGCTTCTGGCTAGGAAGGAGAGCGAGCTCGACGACTGCCTCCTCTATTCAAATTAACTACATGGCTACGCCAATGATAAGGATGAATGGTCATCTACTCAATCATTGGAGCTCCATCATGTGTGATCTAGGCGGAAGTATCAGTCTCTGTGACTTACCCTCAGTTGCTTACATTACCCTCACATTGGGCTCTGTATTCGTGGTTGGAATGATTCTATCAATCTCTACCTATCTTAAATCCCTCCGTTCATAAACGATACCGACACATATCCTAACTGGGTGTGTGTTGGTTTCTTTATTGATACACATATACATCTAATAGGCTACGCCTATGTAATGGAATGATATGAGCTTTAACTTATTCCACCTCGTATGTTAGGTATTGACATAAGGCGAGCATGAAGCTGATTTATGTGGCATGGGGACATGGTCTATCTAGCACTCAATCATCCTTCGGGATGGTTGGGTGTTGTTTTTTCTTCTCCTTGTTTATGGGCTACGCCTATGTAACGGATACATCTATCCCTAACCTTATTGGAGTTCTTCATGAACATCTCTATCCCTACGATGTCGTTCAAGTCTATTACTTTACCTAAGTTTAGCTTGTTACCTAAGTTTATTAAGGATCGTCGGTTCGAAGCTAAGAACCGTGCTTTTGTTGATCATCACATGGCTGTTGATACAGAGAATCGCATAGCTCGCCTTGAAAAGCAGCTAAAGCAAATGCAGAACTTGGTCTATAGCCAAGAGATCCAGCAAGCTCAGAAGTAAACCCATATCCACATCGAGTCTTTCGGTGTGGTTCATCCTATCTTTGGAGCACCACACCATGATTACGATTACCTTGCACGAAGCACATTACGATGCCTATATGGAAGAAATGTATGAACAGAGCCAAGAGCGTATGTGTGGTTGCTACGATGAACCAGAAGCAGAAGCAATATTTAATGAACATCAGCAACTGAGAATACTCACAGGGCGCAGTCCTATGTCGTACGCGTATCGCCGCTAACCAAGTCATATCCAGTTCTAAACAACCAAGAGTGGATAACCCGTATGGGTTATCCCTTTTTTTATAAACACTGTTGCTGGCTTAAAGGCTACGCCTCTGTCATAGACAATTCTGTCCTGTTTAATGGAGTATCACCATGTATGAACTTACAGCTATTCAGATTGAAGAAGATGCAAGAGATGCTGCTGATGCAGAATGCGAAGCCAGAGATGCAGAATATGCAGCCTATCTCGCAAGCCAAGCCGATATTGATCAAGCTTGGTGGGATGCCATATCGAGGAATGATTGATGAAATCCTATCTCCTACTTGGAGCACTGATCCTAGTGCTCATCCTAGCCCTTGCAGTAGCCCTCTCACAGTTCTTTTACTGGGTTGGGATGCTGACTACCGTATTTGCAGCATTCGCGCTGTACCTCCGTTTAAGGCCATCTAAACCAATCTAAAGGAATTTGATATGGATCAGAAATCACCATCACGTAAGTTCTTAGATGCTTGTGTTCGTTTCCTTGCTGTAACAATAGTCATTGTTTGGGGTGCTTTGGCTTACCAAATAGCAGCAGGTAATAGGCTTTTCTTCTAACAATACATACCCTTCGGGGTATGTATTTGCTTTTTTAAGGAGTACTCTCAACCAATCTTGGAGATTTAAATGAAAACAGTTCTATACATCTTGTGTACTGTCTTAAACATCATTGTGATGGGGACTCTGTGGAGTATCAGCAATATGATTTTAGACGAGCTTGCTAGTCTTGAAGCTGAGAAATTAGCGGCTACTGCACAAAGTCAATTGATTACGAGCATTGCCCCTACTTATGAAGCTCAAGGTTTAGTGTTCTTTATACAAATTGCAGTGTTTATTGCGTTCTTCATAGCCTTCATCAAGGTTGAGAAGACATACCGTTCAAGACTTAAACCTTGGACTGTTAAACCAAGCTGAAGAATTTAATAGCCTTCATATAAATAGGCTATTAGATAGTTTGATTAATCCATCTGCTAGACTGAGACATCGTTTCCAAACCCGTGACCCTACCCTGCGATCTTATATATAACTATTCTTAGTATATATATACATATAGATACTTATCTACATACATATAGATACTTATAAGTACTTATATATCTCTCCATTCATACCTATAGGTTTACCTTCTTATATAAGAAGGCCCAAGATATGGATACCTATTCCATTAGATGGACTAGTTATTTAGCTATTCAATACAAATCTCTTGTAATGAAACTGTAATGTATGTATCTTCTATCTAAAATGCTTATATTAACTATAAGTATTAGTTATAACTGTTTATTAAGTATTACTTATTAAATATTCATACACTTGAGGTGTACTCC